ATGTTATGGTTACGTTATCTGTTACTGTTTTATCTATCTTTTTAATCTGCCATGCCCCCGTACCAAGAGCTGTTCCAATCGGTGCTTTGCCTATATAGATAATGTTTGTAGTTGCTTTGTCTACTAGAACTTTAGAAGCAGGGGTACGGTTATATGCAGAACCATCGAAATATCGTTGATGGACTGCCATGACTCCTGAAGTAAGACCATCACCATAGTAAGTTGAGTCTCGTTCGTTAGCGTCAGAGCCTGCAAGTTTGATGTATTCAGGAGAGGAAGCGAGCGTAGCACTCACCGGTATTTCGCCACCTGCGGTTAGTTCTACGTTTACGATCTTACCTGTCGAGTCTATATATGGCGATCCGTTACCGCCACCACCGCCACCACCTACCGGCTTCTCGACCAACTTCTTGAGGTGTTTATTTGATTCATCGAGTTTAGATTCTACTTTTGTAAGATCAGTCTTTGGTATTTCAGGGAACTTAGGTATTTCTACTGGCTTCTGATTGTTTATAGCCTTCAGTAGGTCAAGCATGACATCTTTCAGAGGAGAGATGTCCGTCTGTTCAGTGTTTATAATAGGAGCTTTAACGTCTAACTTAAGCCCTTTGATAGCCTTTTCGACTGCCGTAGTATCGAGTACGATTTCTTTGAGGTTAGTAACTTTTACTTTCTCGGTAGGCTCAGGCTTCTCAGGATGTGATTTAGGTATAAGGCTTACATGCCTATTGATAGCAGTTAATTGTGCGACTAGAGGTTTTAGGTCAACTTTATTATTCTGTACCGCTGTATCTAGTTTTGATAATAATGGTACTAGCTTATCTACGTCAGGAGTTGAGATACTTTTAAGTTGATTGACTACTTCTGTCTTGGTAGTCTTACCATCCATGAATTGAATAAGAGCGTTGAACGCTTGTACTACTGTATTTTCGAGGGCATTTAACTGAGCAGTACGTTGTTGGTACTGTTTATCAGTTGAAGCAGTGATAGCTTCGGTCTGGAAGTGCTTGCGTAGATCGGCTCGTTTATCCATGATAATCCTTTTAAATTGGTTGGGAGGTATGTATACCGTTACAGTCATGCCGTAGCTCTGTAATCGTTGGCGTATACCTCCCTATAAGTAACTAGGCTGTTCGAGTCCAGTTAGCTGTTGCACCTTTAACTTCACGAACGTTCCATGCTTTAGCAGTGTTAGCACCACCACAAGATAGAGTTAATTCGTCACCAACTCGTCCACCAGTTTTTACGTAAGTAACACCTTTGTTAATTGTAGCAGTGAAACCGTTTCCAGTTACACCGTCACCAGATGCAGGAGTTACAATGAAGCCAATGCTTCCATCGTCACCAGTTCCAGTAGGAGCACCAGACTTTGGTACACCACCGTTACGAAGAACGATTTCAGAACCAGCTAATACTGTTGCAGATGCAGGTAGAGTTAGGGTTATAGCATCAGTGATGATGTTCTGAACCCATCCGAACTCAGTAGCAGCCAATGTCTTGTTTTCTGATACGTTTATGTATAAACGTCCATCTTTACCAAGATAAGGGGTTGTAGGGTTTGCCATTATTTATCTTCTTTCTTTAGTTATTTCTTTACTTTTTCAGCTACAGGAGCTTCCTCTGTTTTTGTTTCTACTGGGGCAGGGCCTACATATCGAAAGCCGACTTGTACTGCACCATCACTCATAGCTGAACCAAGTTTGCCATCGTGTTGAGTAACGATTTCTGCACCTGATTCTGGATGACGATATAATCCAGGTAAGTTTCCTCTAGTTCCATTTCCATTTGTTTCTGCCATAGTTAGCTCCTTTCGCTAATTTATTTACTTTACTTTGTGGTTGTCTCGTTCTTGTTCAGCAAGTCTCCTTGCTTCTATTGCATCTTGTAAATTTTGAAAGTGTCCAAGTTGCTTTCGATTGTGTTTTCCCTTTACGGTTCTTTCTAAATCTATATAGGCTATCCATAGGTTTTTAGTCTTATGAAAACTTACTCCCACATAGCCACTCGTATTCCTTGTAGCCCTGCGGTTAATTGATTGGGTTCTCTGGTTAGACCATCGACAGTTCTTTGGGCTGTACCATCTATTAGAGTTGATCCTGTCTAGCGTCATGCCTTCGGGTCGTTCTCCCATATCTTGTACGAACCTGTAGAAACCTTGTTCACCACGCCATCTCTTTACTACTCCTATACCTCTGCCACCGTAGTTTTTGTAATCCTTGTGATTAGGATTGTCGCACCGTTGTAGCATTCCGTGGTAGGAAGTCCATAGAGGATGATGTGATTTAAAGTAACCATCTATTTTTATGTAAGCCATGTAGTTATTATACTACAACCCAAGGAACAATACTATCTATTAACTTGGTTTCTTGATTTACTATGTTAAAGAACGATTAACACCTAAGCCTTGGTGTAAATTCGAAGTCCAGCGATTTTTTGGAGAGGTAAGAAGGCGTCATAGTATCGTCTACCCTCAGCAACCCAACCATCAATTCCCTGAACGTCATCTAATGTACGTACAGAGTTGAATTTCATAGGACTGACCAATAGGTCATCTTTTACGATCATGAATTCGAATTTAGTTACGAAGTAAGTTGAAGGACAAACAACAATAGTAAGTCCGTCTACCATTCCAACGATACCTTTTTTAGTGTCTGAGTAGCTTGTATCACAATCACGTTTGAACTCAGGGTCTCTTTTGAGTAAGTTCAAGTTAGTAGGAGTGATGTAAAGTACACGACCTTCTTCAGGCACAGACAACTCGCTCATAGCGGCCTGCTGGTCAAGAATTAACTTGTAGATTGTGTTGTAAACAACCGCTGTTCCAGCAATAACACCCTTAGAGTTAGTAATTGCGTAGCTTGAAAGAACTGAAAGACGATAAACGTCAGTTGCAGGAGTAGAAACTTCGTCTACTTGTCGCTTGATAGACTTTGCAACTTCCTGAGCCATCATGCTATCTTCCAAGTTTCCTCGGTCAATAGTGAAGGTAAATGCTTTATCCTGGCTTAGAGTGAATGTCTGTGTGCCAGTTCCTAGTTCGACTAGTGCACCAAAACGGTTAGTACCGCTTCGTACGTAGTCAGTTTCTGCAACTACATCTACATTGTAGATAGTTACAGAGTTTTTACCGTTGAAATCAAGGCGGATGCCTTTGTTCACGATAAGGTCAGTCTTAGATTTTAGGTGATACCGTTCGTCTAATACTTTTAGATGTGATGCAGCATAGTTTTGTGCCATCTGTTTATATCCTTTTTAGTTAATCGGACTTCAGAATATCAAGGATGTCATCTTTTACTGATTCTTTTGGTGTTGCTGCAGGTTTGGAATCTGCGGTTGTTTGCATCTTCTTTGCTGCTCGTACCTGTTGAACAGCTCCAGATTTGACTGCTCCTTGGAATAGTTCTGCAGTTTCTGTTAAATGTTCAAATAGCGAACCTTTAATCTCTGTCATGTTGCCGTTCTGATCGTAACCTATGTAACCAGCGTTATAATCACGCATAGCTTTGTCATAAATCTTTTCGTTGAACAGCTCCTTGTTTTCTGGATTAAAGACTTGCAGGTCTGGATTGGCTTTGACTCGTTCAAACTCTGTAATCAGTTGGTTCTCATTGTTTTCAATAAGAGCTGAGTACTGTTGAACTTCCATCGCACGTAAGCGTTGGTCGTATTCATCTTCTCCCTGTTTGACATAGTCCTCAGTTTGATTCTCAACACGTTGTCTACGTTCTTGGATGACTCTCTGCCTCTCCTCGTACCGTCTACGAGCTTCTTCTTTAGGGTCTACCTCGGCTTCGACTTCCTCGGTTTCTTCTTCAGATTGCTCTCCCTCCGGTGGGGTCTCAGCTTCGGATTCTGTCGCTTCTTCGGTTTCCTCGACTGGGTCGGCAGGCTTTTGGTCTGCTGGCTCGTCCTCTGTGTCACTTAGAGTTGATAGAATTGGATCGTCTGCTGGCGTTTCGACTACTTCTGTAGTCTCGGTTGAAGTGTTATCTTCGTCCATTTATTCTCCCTTTATTACTGCCTTATACACTGGCGAGGTGCTATTCGTATCGTGAATGAATCGCTTGTTGGGGACAAGATAGGGTAGTCAATGCCTGGTGGGAGGACTTTTTGGACTACCCTATGCTATCTCCATATCTTCTATGACATATCTCCCTTCTTTCATGTTAAGTCGCTTACCTTGCTTTATATGCTGTCTAAAGCGTATGCCGGTATCAGTGAGTCCATGTAACCAATTACCTTCCTGGTGCATGTCTACAATATTCGTAGTGGTTGGCAGGGAATCAATGTCAAATCCTGGTACTTCTGGTGGTTTATCTTCGTTCATTTCGTTTCCTTTAATGCTAGTGAAAACTTAGTCTTGAGTGTATTTAGGTACATTTTGTACAGTGCTGCAGCTTGAAGTTCAGCTCGTATATCCTTCTCTGGCTGTGTGGTAGCGGTAATAAACCTATCGACACTCATAACTGAATCGATCTCTCTATCGAGCATCATAACAATATCTCGTAATTTAGGAGTGAGTTCTGCAAGTTGCCTCTTTTGCTCGTCTATTTTTGCATTAGTAACATCGTCTAGAACTTCGTTGCCGAATACACCTTCACCGTCTACACCTGTGTACATAGCTGAATCATCCATTGTTAGCTCCCTGTAGGTATTGGATTATTTCTTCTTCCTCAAAACCCTGTGATCGTGCGGTAAGGATTGCAATAGCAGTCTGTTCATCAACACCGTATTCTTCCATCGTTACCTGGAGTTCATTCTCTTGCTCCATAGCTGGTGGCTGGTTCTCTGGCATCCCAGGAGCTTCTTCCATCCCTGGTTGCATAGGGTGTATAGGCATACCGTCTGGGCCTACTTGTGGTTGCTGTGCTTGCATCATTTCTTCTGGACTTATCTGAGTAAGGACTTTCTCTGAGTCGGCAGTCCCTGAAGCGTTGACTACTTTCTTAAATGCTTCACCAATATTGAATCTCCAGCCACTCTGCTCCATAGCAGGGATGATGTTCGGGTTAGATGTAGCAATGTCGATAAGTTCGAGCCATCGGTTCTTCTCATCATCATCTGCTTCAGGACGAGCATCGTATTCAAACTTGAACTCTGCTTTTATGTCCTCGTATATGATCGGTAGTTCACCTGCAGATGGTTCTGGGGTGTTAGGGTTGTCATCAAGGTAACCAGCTTTATTCAGTCGCTCTAAGTCATCATCAGCTATATCAAGGATGTCTGCACCTTCCATTTGAGCCATGTGTACGTTCATCATCTTCTGAGCCATTTTTGCACTGGCAGTATCGGCTTTGTTTCGGAGGTAGTTGTCTTGTGAGTTGGTTCGTTCCTGTTGCATCTTGACACCGGCTTGCGTCTTGGAGAAGTTTGGGTTACCGCTCTCAGCACTTACTGAGCCGTCCGTACGACCCTGTAGGGTTTGAAGTTGGCTCTTGTATAGACCAAAGTTAGCAGGGAACTGTGAGTACACGCTTGATGCAGTTTGTACTACGTCTATTTGAGCGTTACCGAGTTGCCATAGTGCATCTGGTGTGAATGTCAGGGAGTTGAAGTTTGTTGAATCAGTAGGGCCAGAGAGCTTTTTAGGTGGTTGTAGACCTATCTGCGTAGCTAATACATGAGCCTGAGTCATGTAATCTAATACATTCTGGGTAGGGCCAGCGAGTTCTGCTCGACCAATACCATATGGAGTTTCAAGGTTCTCGTAACAATACTGCATTGTGATAGGAAGTTCACCAGTAGGATCAGGATTCTTCCACTCACGGAGACATTCACCTTCAGAGAGATGCTTGCTAAACATATAGAATGGAGCACCAGAACCTCGGTTAAAGCAAATACTTGTCTTAATACCAGAGGCGTTAATCATCTTATCTCGCTCACTAATGTTCTGTTCTTCCATTTCCTTAGAAGTCATAGACATATCTACGAGTTTCTTAAGAGCTTTTATATTCCAGCCAGAGTCTTTATCTTTGCCTACTTTTTCGATAATTCTTTTAAGTTGTAATTTCGTGTAGTAAACATCTAAGAATACGTAGTCGCAGTCATCTACCGAGAACTTACCAGGTTCAAGCTTGACATTTCTAATATATGGAAGTGACCAGTCAGAACCGGTATATGTTTCAGTCGATACGAAGAAGTTATAGCGAGGTTGTGCACCGTATTTAAGAGCACGATAGAGAGCTATTTGTTCTTTATCAAAGTAAGTACTCTGTGTATTCGCATTCGGTACAATCTTTGTTTTCCAGATAATGTTCGCAATTTCATTAATCCAAGCTTCTTTACGGTTCTGTGCAGTAAACTTACCAGTCTGCATCGCAGGGTAGACCTGCATAGGAGTTTCAAGTAATGAAGCAGCAAGAGAGCCATCATTGACACGAGGCATATTCTTACCGATTGTCTTGGAGAGTTTATTAGCTGCTAAACGTTCGTATTCGTTAAAAGGTTTGAACCAGTCTTTGGATGTCCTATCTGCTTCGTAGTATGCATCCTTGAGTTCCTCTTTTGTTAGATAAATCATGTGTCGTAGTTCCTTGATTAAGGACTTTCTACAACGAGGCGAGTCTTATGTTGTTATAATACCATACTTGAATATGTTTGTAATTACTATTCTTCTATCGTATACGTTTTAGTTATCATCTTAATCTCACCCGTTTTCGGGTCTGCTTTGACTACTATGGTCATGTCGTGAGTCTGTTTTGTAGATATAAGTTCTAAGCATTTCATTATCTCACTTAGGGCATGGGACTTATCTCGTATTAGTTCTGGTACTGAGTATTCTGTTCTGGTAGATTTAAGTACTCCTTGGAAGTAACTCTCGTATTTAATTCGTTTTCCAAAGTCCACTCTACCCTCCTACCGTAAAATTAGCTGGTATATATTTCGGTGCATCAAACTGTTTCTTTGGGCGTATTCCCATAAATCCATAAAGCGTAGCGTCCATAGCGTGATCGTTGCCATCTTCAGGGTCGTTTATGATGTTGCCGTCCTTATCTTCTTTATGTAGATAGGTAAAATATTCCTGCTCTAAGTTCTTGCTCCTCGCTGTGTAGCTTATTTTCTTTTGACCCACAAAATCTATACCGTATTGCTTGAATGTTTTCTTATTACCCATTGAGTCATCACCACCTACCTTTTTAACTCCAAGTATGTTGATGCCTTGCTCTTGCAAGTCAGCGATACTTTTAGGTTCTGATGAGTCACCAATAACTAATGTATTCGGTTGGTCAACATTCTTTAGAACTGCTCCAATATCATTGTTCTTCATGCCCTTACGGTAGACTTCTTCATCTAATATAAAGCCACCATTGTATTCATAAATAGCGATAATAGCGGTAGGATCGTTTGTATAGCCGAAGTCCAGTCCCCTGCGTACCAGGCTTGCCTCGTGTGGTACTTTCTCTATACGCTTCCAATCCTTATAGACTCTACGTTCAATACTGTTGGGTTCACCAAGCCATTTGTGTTTGTAGAGTGCCGGACGGTTCTCTTTATCATCTTCTATTTCATTCTTGATAACTTCTGGCATGTAACCATACTTCTCAGCAATATCGTAGTTCACATTGATTACTAATGTGTTAGGTCTACCCTCTATTACAAGTCGTTGGTGCACCGGATCGTTCTCTAGTAGTCGGTTATAGGTATAGATAATCTTACTACCAGGCTTACGTACGGTTGGTGTTAATACTTCCAGTGATGTCTTGCTGATGGTTTGGGCTTCTTCTACCCAGGCTATGTCGATACCCTCGATAGATTTAATACTTTGTTCGTTGTGGTGGAGTCCCTTAAATAAGAAATCAGTTTGAGTGACTGAGTTGTATATATTATTCTCGGTTACTTTATAATCGTTAAGCTCGAACTCGCCAATCAAATCTTTTAATAACTGGTGAGATGATTCTGCTATAGAGTTCTGGTATTCCCTAAAACATCCGAAACGCATTTGCTTCTGTCTACCTAAGATTAAAAGCACCCTAGCGACTGTATGACTCTTTAATGAGTACCTACCACCATAGATAGCTGCTTCACGCCAATCATTATCGAATAGTCTTTTATATTCTATAGGTATGTCAATTGTTAGCTGTTTGGTCTGCTGCGTCATCTTCACCCACAAACTTTACGAGTACTTGGTTAATTGTTTTATCATCAGATGTAATATCTTGTCTGTCTTTCCACCCAAACCTGTTCTTCATATTCATATACCACAGTGTTGCTGAAAACTCTTTATTCTGTAAATGAACTCGTCCTTGTTTCTGCCACCAAGCCTCCGAGAGTTCTTTCCCCCTTTTTATGGTTTCCTTATATTCTGGCTCTTCGCCCATCCACCGTTCATGTAATGTATTACTAATATCAAAATGTGCCTTTATCTCTTGTAAGGAAGCACCCTCGCTCATTTCACTTAAAATATAGTCGTACCAATCAACGGGCAAACTTTTAAGTGTTCTTTTTGGTTTACCTACTGACATCCTGTAGCTCCTGTTGATATCTTTCTTTTGTCCATATACCTATCTTTTCTTCTGTAAGTAAGACTACCTTTATTGGTAGCTCAAAGTTGTCTATCACATGTAGTGTTATCTCGGGTAGCTTTGGTACTACTAGTATTAAGTCGGTGTATTCATCTTTTTTGTATGTTGCGTAAGTAAGAAGTTGTCCTATCCCTCCGTAACAGTCGGTTGGCCTATACATTTTTGCCTCTACTAGTGCCATTCTATTGTCTGTTTTTATCATGAAGTCTGCCCTGGGTGGTCTTGTATTTATTTTTGAACCAACTATGTAACCATGCATACTGTATTCTCTTTTATAAGAAACAAGTGATTCTCCAAGCACATCTACCGTAAATTCTTCTATCGTCGATTCTATAAAATCACAAAACTTCTTCTCGGTTATAAAGCTGCCAATAATGTTCGTACCATCTTTATACTCAAACGCTTTGTTTGCCATTACCAACTCCCATCTATGTACGTACCCTCTGAATCAAAGCCTTGTTGAGCTACGTCTGTACGTTCTAGGATTATTCTACCAGCTACTTCAGGTACATCTTTACGTGGTTGGCGTTCTGCTTCTATGTAAGCGTCTATGAACTCTTGCTCGTGTTGTTCGGTTTGTTTTGTCATACTTCGTCCCACATATCATTAAGTTCTGGGTTTTGTATTGCTCGTATAAATTGTTCTACTGGTGATAGTTTAGGCATGTCGTACGTCCTCTTTTAGCTGCTTCATATCAAAGTCTTCTTTATCACCGAAAGCATCTTCAATACTTACTTGATCTGGATGTTTAGTGTGAACTTCTTTAGCCATAACGATACCGGACTTCTTGTTGAGTCTTGTAATGATAAACTCTGCTTTTTCAAATCTTAATAACTGACCTTTTGTCAACTTATTTATACCCTCTTTTGTGAATATGTCTGATAAGTCCTCAGATGTCCCCATTCTGTACCCTTTCTTCTAAATCTATCATTATTGCGTTAGCCATGACGTAATCTTCTTCGGGTGCTTCTACGTCATCTAAGCCGATACAAGCGTAGTAGTGGTGCATAAGACTAACATACTGCATTGGTGCTGCTTTGGCTATTATATCAAGGTCAAAGACCAGGTGCTTATGATCGCCTATGATAGCGGCTGGAAGGTTGTTAGTGAGTGTAGTTAGTTTAGTCTGCATATACAGATTCCTATGTACATTATACCACACTAAGCGAGAGCACGATAATTGAGTTGATAATTATTAGGTTGCGTGTATAGTAGTACTTACTATTTGCTATTCAACAAATAGAAATGACCCCGTAACGTGGGGTCAGGCGTTGCTATTCCACATATAGTGTAGCATAACCATTCTATGAGTCAACACATTTAGTACATTAAAAACTTGTGCTAACTGTAGTTCATAGCTCTACTCAAAAACTATAGATATGATCGTGAACGTATATTCGTGTTCAATGCAGAAACCCTGGCTCTGTTTACTAGAAAAAAAATAAATGACTATTATCATAAAGAAATAGCTTTCCATCTAGTTAAGACCCCTAAACGACAACCAGGTACAACGCAATGCACATGAACCGGTCTAATATCTTAAACGTACAAGTCATCAACCCTCCCTACTGTTAGCTACAGTATAAGGGGGACTAATGGTTAAAAAAAGGAGCGAGTTATGCCGAAAGTACCCGACCTAAACATACCGAATAAAGACTTCGGGAAGTGGAAGCCAGACAAACAGGAAATAAATAACATGAGGTACTGGAAAGCAAAGAAGCCAGTATCTGCTAAATCATTCTTTGTCTGTAGCGTTTGCAAGCAGGACTGTTTAACCAGAAAAGCATTAAAGGAACACTGGGATTTAGAACATTAGTGTTATAATTTAAGTGCCAAAACAGCCGGCTGATCCCGTTATAGATAGTACCTTCGGAATCCAACTCAATTTATTACAACCGCCCTCGACTTACTCTTGGGCGGTTCTTTATTACTAAAAAATCCCAGACCTCACAGGCTGGGATTAGTACACGTAGGTTTTGAAAGGGTAACTACAATAAAGAGAAACTCACCTACATGTGTTCATATTATATCATTGATTGTTAGTACATGAAAATTCAGCATGGTAAAGTTTTGCTGCATCATCATAGGCTTTTGCTGCTTGCTCTGCCGTATCAAATATACCCAGGAATATTCTTTTTTTATTTACATTTATTTTTGCAGCCCACACTGGTGATTTTTTTCTAGTATATGAAGGGTACTTACTTATATCTATTACTCCCTTATACCCAGATTTGTTGTTCTTGTGTATCTCTTGGTTATACATATTCTGAGAACGTGTGCATATTCTTAGGTTTTCTTTACGGTTATCTAAACCATTTCTATTTTTATGGTCTACCATTTCACCTTTTTTAGCTTTAATGATATATCTGTGTAACATTTGTATTCTTTTTTTACCATTTTCTTTTGTTATATTACGGCTAACGTAATTAGTTCTATTCTGTGCAGTTCTACTTATGTGCCATTTATACTTTATAATTTCATCATAATCTTCGTCATCTACGATTGCCCTGTGCCCACTAGGTAATTCTATCTCTTTCATGTAAGAATTATAACATAAAGGGTTGACACAACTATAAGCGTTTGTTACTATAAGCATGTAACTAAGAAAGGGTACAAAATGCAAAACTATATTATCAACAAATTAAGCAACGGCCATCTCGGTCAGTTTCGTGTGGTAGTCAAATGAGCTACGAAAAACAAGGCAAGCTAATCAATATCAAAGCTATAGTCTACAACTTAGTAATGGGTGTATCACTTGGCATATTTATAACCGTGTACTTCACAGGAGCTTAGAATGACTATAAAAGTATCAGAACCTTACTACATAGAAAATACTACAGCAGTATTCGATACAGATAATAATAAAACAAAAGTATTGTACTGGACATGTAACCACGAAGTAATTGGTGGAGAGTGTATTCATTGTGCAATCGTAATCGAGGGAGAATTATGAACGACAGGATAGAAGATGTGCTTAACAATATTGAAAAGCTCGTAGACACACTTACAGACTTACACGAGGATTTAGTGGACTTAAATAGAGAAATGGAGGACATGTTAAATGACCAGTGAACAGGCCGAGGAATATTACGCAATGATAGAACGATTAAGAGATGAGATGAGAGAGGATGGAATAGATGTCTAGAACAGTTAAAACAATTGATCTTAAAGGTAAGGCATACGCACAAGTGGCAGATCGTATTAAAGAGTTCCGCCAAGACTGTCCGAATGGTCTTATAGACCCTACCTACAAACTAGAGAATGGACAGATTGTATTCTCTACCAGGATAATGAAAGATAAAGCAAAGCCCGAATCAGCAGAAGCCACGGGACATGCTATGGGTAAAAACGAAGGAGCTAAAGCGTTCGAAAAACTTGAGACCATTAGTGTTGGTCGAGCGTTAGCCTTACTAGGCTATATGGCAGGTGGTGAAGTAGCAAGCTCTGAGGAGATGGAGGACTTCTACGCATACCAAGAGGAGAAGATAGACGATGCAATAGCCATCCTGAACGACTCTAAGAGCCTTGACGAGCTAAAAGAACGGTTCATGTCACTCGGTTCACTTATCGCTGAAAAACGTGTACAGGAAGCTAAGGATGCTAAGAAAGTATTACTATCATGAAGATCATAAAGATAGAGCAGAATACGAACGATTGGCTAGAACTCCGAAAAGGTAAAGTAACCGGCAGCAAAAAGATACGACCCAAGCGAGGTACTGCACGATTGGATGGATTCTACGAACTTATAGCCGATCGGTTGGAATTACCGAAAGAAGATAAGAGTGCTAGTGAGCAGGGGCACGACCTTGAGCCGGAAGCAATCGCACACTTCGAGTCTGAGTACAACGTAAAGGTAGACACCGACATGATGTGGGTAAGCTCAGAGAACGAGAACATCGCTATCAGCCCCGATGGTGGTATTAAAATAGACGGCAAGTATAAAGAGGCGGTAGAAGTTAAATGTCTTGCTGGTAAAAACTACATCCGAGCAGTTGAAGAAGAAAAGATACCAAGCGACTACAGCGACCAAGCACTCCAGTACTTCGTGGTTAATCCCGATCTTCAAATACTACACTTTGTATTCTACGACCCGTACATAAAAGTAAAGCCAATGTTCGTTATAGATGTCTATCGAACAGACAGCTTACAAAATGAGATAGATGATTACAAAGACTACCAACTTGAACTATTGAAAGATGTTGATGAAATTGTAGAGAAGTGGAGCTGGTAATGAAATACCTACTCTCCGATCCGATTCAGGCTCACAAAGCCAAAGAACGACTGGAGGTCTTAACAGCATCTGGTGAACGGATTGAGTTAGTAAAAATATCCCCCAAACGGAGTCTAAACCAGAACAACTATCTATATATATTACTGACAGCATTCGGAGCACATTTTGGTTATACGCTGAGTGAAGCAAAACTAATCTATAAGGAGTTAAATCGAGATATATACTTTTATGAGAAGAAGAAACGCATATTCGTAAAGTCTAGCCGTGATCTTACTAAAGAAGAAATGGCCAAGAGTATTGATAAGTTTATGCAGCAGTCTGCACGAGCAGGGTACACATTACCACCTGCCGACAATCCTGAGTGGTTACAACAAGTAGAGAACGAAGCAGAACAACATCAATATTATTTATAAGGAGAACAGAATGAATATAGAAGAACAACTAAAGGAATAATTGAAGGTGAGGTTTAAGGTGGCCGGTAACAAAAATATGGTATAATTAGTACATGGCATTTATAGAACTATCAGGTAAAAGAGGTAAGGGTCAACGCACTTTAGTCGATGACAGCACATTAAAACAATATGGGCATCTAAGTTGGTTCTTGAGCGATACTGGATACGCTATGCGTAGACCAAACCTAGACGATGGGGCAAAGGTAACCATAAGGCTACATAGGTTAGTTGTGAACGCCCCAGAAGGCATGGTTGTAGACCACCTTAACGGCAACAAGCTAGATAATAGAGCCAGCAACTTGCGGATATGTACGCAGAAAGAGAATACACAGAATCGCAAGGGCACTAAAGGTTACGCATGGGATAAGGCTAAGAATAAGTGGGTGGTTCGCTACAGGGATACATTTTACGGACGCTATATTACAGAGGAAGAAGCCAAAAGAGCGTATCAACTAGCTTGTAGTGGTGTACTGTATAAGAAAAGAGAGCATAGGCAGAATTACCATCTACCTATGGGCGTGTTTAAGAATAAATCTAATAAAGGTTATCAGGCGAAAGTACAAGTAAACGGTAAAAGAGTTTATCTTGGTACATTCCCTACAGTCGAACAGGCACAACAAGCCTACCTTGACAAGAAAGAAGGATAGAGTTATCAGTGGCAACAAACTTGGTGGAGCAAAAGCAGGAGCAACGAATAAAGCGAAGTACGGTGCTGACTATTACCAGAAGATCGGTAGCAAAGGTGGCAAAGCAAAAGTACCTAAAGGATTTGCAATGATGTCACCTGAACGGCTGAGAGAAGTAGGCATTAAGGGTGGCAAGAAGTCGAGGAGAACATGAGCAATACTGACAAACTTGAAAAATTAGTAGAGTCGGGAGCACTAACACTCCGCTACTCACACAAGAGCGAAAAGAAGATGACTGGTGCAGAATGGTACGCACGATTCGAGGAAGAACTAGCTGCTGAACCAGCTTACATGAAGAAAGCAACCCTATATCATATAAATAATATTTATAAAGCCGCCAAGAAAGCAAGTGGGCTAAAATGAATGAGAACGATTACATTAAATTGTGGGTGCTTCTGGCACTCGTACTAATAACAGGAATTGTATTAAGGATATTATGAAGAATTTTTTATCAGGAATAGTGATACTAGCCTTTGCACTAATGATACCAAGAATCATCACCTATGGGATAAGTGCAGTCCAGACCAAACAACAGGTAACTCAGTTAGAACAACGAAGTTCTGATCCGAACAGCGAGCCAATGGTAGACCTGCAAAAAGGTAAGGCAGAATTTATGGCGAGTTGTGACACGGGTAGTTTAGACGGAGCACGCTTCGACCAGACTGAATATTGCGGCTGTACGTTTGATGCAGCAGTACAAGAAAAAGGGATTAACTGGATAATCAACGCTGGCCTGAACTACAACGAATCAGAAATAGAAGCAGCAATGAGGCCTTATGCTGAGAAGTGCATCGGTGACCAAGGAATAACAATTTAAGGAGGGTATTTATGGTGGGACAATTTAAAGACCCAGTATTTTGGGAACTATTTTGGGACAACGGAGGAAGGTTTTTACTAACTTTAATAGCGATAGTATACCTATTGCTTATAGGAATAATGATTTATGGGCACATTAAGAACCGCAGAAAGCGAAGCAAGGTATCAGGTAGCAATCGCCGCTGGATTAACCAAACCACTAAAAGACGTAGACTCTTTGATGGAATGGAAGTATTGGAGGTTAATCCCGAATTCGTATCCCCACGACCTTATATGCTCGGAGCACGACCTTCTTTTACCGATAAGAGTGTTCAGCTCATTCGACCAGATGAATTTATTGGAATCGACAGAATTGTTTACGATACTAACAAAGGAACTATCAAACCAGTACGACGCAGTAAAGATAAACTATCCACGTCAACAGAGCGTGAAGAATCATTTTCATATTCATCTACAAAGGTATTTGTAAAATGAGTCCCGAAGATGGCAACTGGGGTTGTAGACCAGGCGGAGATTGTGAGACTTGTAACCCATGAGTAACTCAAACATAGATGAGATGATTGTAGATGAGTTCAAAGATAAAACATTTCGAGAATGTGCCGAAATTATTGTTGGCAATCCAAAAGATAAAGATTGGACTGATATGCAGATTAACCAACTAGTCAAACTACATGAGCAAGCTATACAGCAACTACTAGACGAAGCATATAAGAAAGGCTATATAGATGGCGGAATAGCGGAGATAACAAAATGAGTGATGTAAAAGTAATTCTAGATGTAGAGATAGGGCACGGTATTTGCCCCGAAGATGAAACAGAAGAAACTTGTAAACTAAACAAAGTCAGTGAAGCTATACAGCAGGAACTCTTAAAAGCGAGAATAGATGAGTTGGGAAAGTTTAGTAACGGTCTACAAATGCGACATTATGAAACTGACATATATATTGATGACCGTATCGCTGACCTACAAAAAGAACTAAAGGAGATGAATGATGAGTAAGTTATACGCTGAAAAAAGATTGTATAGAAACTTAACCGTAACAATTCTTGGGAAGGAGCAGTCCCTACCTATAAGTGATATAGACGATAATTTAGTTGGAGTAATGTTTGTATATGACGATGAAGATAAAGCCAAGAAAGAGTCGGGCGATGTTGGGTATTTAGTCTTAGAAAATGCAGGTAAAGCCCCCTCTAATGAATTGGACACTACAAGGGAGTCAGAATGATAGAAAAGGCTAAAATTATTAAGATAGGAATAGTTAAAGACGGTACAGCTATTGGATGGGGGTTTGACGCTGAGGGTAAGAATATCCCAGGTGTAGCTTTTAGGGATGGTAAACCTGCACTTATTTGTGGCTATACCCTAGAAGAATTAACCGATATAGCAAATACCGAAGTCACCGACCTTGCGAGCGAAAACAAGACTCTAGCGAGAACTAGCTCAGTAGAACCCCAAAGTAAATCTAATAACAAGGAGCAGATTGATGAATAAGTTATTTAAGGTTATATGGATTGACCAAAGTAATGGTGAAGAGCAGACTCACTACGTTGTGACTGAAGATATGAATACTATTCAAGATGAGTATGCAGATATTATAGTTATCAAGCCCTTAACGCCTTTGGAAGAGCTATGAAAGTAAGAAATGAGATTGCGAGGTTACACCCATGAGCGTGGATGAAATACTAGACCATCTTGGTGAGCGTTGCATAATGGAAGAAACTGGACTAACCGATAGACCGAAGCAAGTTGAGATAGACGTGGCTAAAAACAGGTTGTGTTCTCTACTAATTAGTAAGCTACCAGAGAAGATGGTACGTTCAGAAGTCTTTGAGGGTGAAAGTGACGGTACAATCGAAGCCTACAATTCTGCTATAGACGATATGCACCGAGTCATTGATGAGATGTTTGAGGTACATAATGAAAAATAGTAAGTTACATACTACCGAAGATAAAAGTAACGAAAAGGTTACATCCAGCAACTCAAAGAGTGAAGATACACCAGACCAATTAGCAGAAGACATACGCCACTACTTCGCTCCCAAGAAAGTTAAGAGCTTCACGGATACTTCAGACCAAGACACTATAGAAGTGCCATCTGTGAAACAGAGAGACTCTTCCCAATCTGAGCCTCCCCAAGATACAAGCCTGACTGAAATAACCGCCGAGTATTTTATGGCAACAGACCCAGACAGAGTTGCACTACAAAGAAAAGTATTGGCATGGCACAAAGCCGAGAGAGCTAAGGCTTGCAAACAAGCCCGTGAGAAACTCTTTGAACAAATACGGAGTGCTATTGAAGGTCAAGAAGTAGATGTTGAAGCGACCAGAGAACGTATGGAAGAACTTGGTGCTAGCGAAAACGAAATACTAAACATGGAAATTGAAGCAGACGATACTAAAGAAATTTTAGACGGAGTCAGGGAAGCACTAACTAGATTGGAGAATACTGATGAGTAAGTATCACGACAAAACGGACACTGTATTCTACACAACCATAGCTGTTGTTGGTGGGCTATCATTCTTTTTTCTAATGTTCTGTCTATGGCAAGTAAGCGAAGGATTAACAAAGTGAGCAAACCAACAAGTGTAGATACGATACTTGAAACCATCAAAGCTGGAGGTGAGGATTGGCTTTACCTTGGCGAGAATCACAGTGAGACCAAAGCTAAAATCAATCGTCTTATAGATGAAGCTAGGATTGATGAGCTTAGGTGTGCTAAAGGTGTTGCTCACGTAATGATGGACTACACGCGACCAATATTAAACCTCAGTATGAAACCAGATAACCCCTATTTCCGAGTTTTAGCAACTGATGTTGAGTATATCGAGAATCGTATCAAGGAACTCTCTAACAATCTAAAGGAGGAGCAAGTATGAAAGTATGCTCCATCTGCAACGGGAATCACACTCCCGCTAAATGCCCCCATAAGTGACAACTCGGTAATAACTATAGTAAGGTGGAATTATGACGAAGCATACTAATCTGTGGGCTAAAGCTAGAAAGCTATGGCTCAAGAACAACCCCAGTAATCATCAAGGGTACTACGACTGCTACATGTGTGGTAAGTGGATAAGTTTAGAGGACTTAACGCTTGACCATGTTATACCACGCTCCAGTAGACCCGACTTACGATATGAGCAGTCTAACCTAAAGCCTTGTTGCTGGAGTTGTAATACCGAGAAGGGGTCTAAACATGATTAGATTAACTATTGAGGGTAAGCTACCCCATTTGAATTTGTACATTAACAAAGAACGAACGAATCGTTTTATGGCGGCCAAGATTAAAAAAGACGCTACTGAATTAGTGGCATGGCAGGCTAAGAAGTACGCTGGTCAGGTAAAGGAGTACCCAGTAAGCGTTATATGTACTTGGTATGTCGCTCCCAACAGGGGTAAGTACCCAGACCCAGACAATATTAGTTTTGCAACGAAGTTTATACTCGATGGCTTAGTCCATGCGGGAGTGCTAGAAGACGACACTGTTAAACAGATAGAGGCTATTTCGCATGAGTTTGTTCTAGGACAAGAGTCTGACAAGGTAGAGATACAACTTGTTGCATAATGTAGTATGTACATGTTATACTCTGTAATATGTGGAAAGAAATAAAAGATTTTGAGGGGCTATACTTGGTAAGCGATGATGGCAGAGTTAAATCTCTCCAAACTTATCGTGGTACGAAGCCTAAAATTAAAGAACCGTATCTCGGTAAGCGAGGCTACTACGTGGTAGACCTATCAAAAAGAGGGTATAGAAAAAACGTTAAGGTGCATAGGCTTGTGGCTTTGGCGTTCATCCCCAACCCCGATAATAAACCGCAAGTGAATCATATTGACGGCGATAAGCTGAATAACCATGTTAGCAACCTAGAGTGGGCTACCTGCTTGGAGAATAATAGACACGCTAGGGCAAATGGTCTTATGAAAGATTATGACCATTCTAAGGCTCCTAAATTAACAGAAAGTCTGGCTAGACAAATAAAATATGCAGATGGGTTTCACAGAGAAATAGCAGTACGATTTGGCGTTGGTGTTTCTACTGTAACGCACATTAAACGAGGCACTCGCTGGGCGCATGTATAAATGCTAGAATACTACAGTCCCAGTAGGCTGTGTCCGCCGCTACGCTGGGACATTTTAGCCTTGACAATTTAAAGCATATGCGTTATACTTCTTAATACCATAAGTAGAAAGGACACTTACAATGGGTAAAACAACTAAAGAGGCTCCAAAAGCCAAGAAAAATTATAATATCAAAGCTAAATTAGCAGGTTTATACTGCTTGGCAATCGCACTAGCTGAACTAGCTACTGTGTACATATTTGCCACTCAAGACAACCGAGTGTTGTGGATTTTAGCAGGGGTACTGGGCGTTGATTGTGCTCAAAGACTAGCCTCTAAATTCGTAAAGTGAGATAATAGTAACACTTAATAAAGGAGTACCTCCCGCCCTGACTTGGCACATTTAACAATATGAAGACTAAAATTCTGGCGACTTTAGTAGTGCTTTCCTTACTAGGAGCAGCGATACTAGGGTTACGACATATCAAGAACTTAGATAATCAGATACAGTTAAAACAGATAGATTTAAAAGACAATTCAGCGAGACTTAAACTTCTCGATACGAAATACATCGAGTTAAACAAAGAACTCGAAGCCAAAGACGTAGACAAAGCGAAAGTTGAACAACAGCTCAAAGACTTACAAATAGAGCGTGACAAGCTACAAGCCGACCTACAGGCTAAACGGGACGCAAAAGCTAAAGACCTTGCAGTTAAAGCTCAACAGGCAGCACAGGCTACCGTAGTGCCTCAGAAAGCCTATGCAGCGACTGGGGATTGTGAAACGTGGAAAGCACAAGCTGGTATTGCCAGTACACCTGCTACTCGTGCCTTAATTGGTGGCGAGTCTGGATGCCGTCCAAATGCAGTCAACCCCTCAAGTGGGGCGTGTGGGATTCCTCAAGCTCTGCCGTGCAGCAAGATGCCCTGTACCTTACAAGACCCAGTTTGCCAGTTAAGATGGATGAACCAATATGTAGCTGCACGTTATGGTAGCTGGGATAACGCCTACGCTACCTGGTTAAGTAGAAACCCACACTGGTATTAGCATGAAGTGGAAGTTTTACTGGGAATTATTACCTAGCGACCCAAAATAAATAAACCCCAGTTAAGGGGCTTATTTACTTGCTTAGATGTTCCTTAAAGGGGAAGTGGTCTCGCCAACTCTATTGTATCATGACCGTTTTATAGGTCAGCTATTCTTAGTTGGAACTCTTCTTGTCCTACGTCCGTACGTTCTATGAACACTGCATCGTGTGCTTGTTCTTTAGCAAGCATCCGGTAATCTTCTTCAACTACTTCTAAGATACCTATAAGTGACTGAGCAGATACATTACCTACCCTGCATACATGTCCTAAATACTGGATAGTTTCCGGACGGTATGGCTTCTCTTCCATCATGGTCCGGAGCTTGTCTTCGTATGTTGGTCGTTCGTAAGCCATGTTATTTCCCGTCTGGAGTAACCTTACTGAACGCCAAACCTGTAACTGCGGTGACGATAACTGCGAAAAGTCCAGCCCATAGGTTACTGATAACGCCTTGTGCGTTTAGGTAGGTAACTGCTGGTGAAAGTACTGCGGTTATTAAATAGATTGCTTGTCTTACGCTTGGTGATAACATTATTTCTTTTTCCTTCCGTGGCTCTTGAGCCAACGCATTACTTTACTGAAGTTTGTATTCCTGCGTTTACCACGCTTGTCTACTTTGTCTTTAGCCATATTTATCCTTTCAATTTAGTTATGAATTCTTTAATGGAAGCGATTATTCCTTCCAAGAAAGCGATGACTACGTTTTTATCTACAGTCGCTGGAGGTTTTGGTGGGTCTACTTGTACGGGTGGAGGAGTGGGAACGGGTTGTTCAGGGATTTGATTAAGGTCTTTCATATTTACCCCGTTAGTAATCTTCTTATCGAATGAGTACTTGGTAACTCCGTATTGAGATTTAGTCGAGTGGTTGTCTGCGATAGCAAAGACTTCAAAGATTTCACCTTGATTCATCTTCTTAACCGATTTGAAGCCAGCCCAGGTAGCGGTGTTAAAGTTCCATAAATCAGTGTTCTTGTTAATGATGTACTTAACAGGAGTTGGTAGGACGGAGTAGGTTATCTGAACAGTAGGTGCTGGAGGGGCTGTAGGCGGTGCAGGAGTGACAACAGGCGGTGGAGTGGTATAGACACCAGTTTTCCACTTGTTAGCCTCTACACGGATTCTATTAAGGTCGATTGAACCAGGGCAAGCTGTACCTATCCACTTAGAGTGAGGGTAAATACTGAGTAATCGTCCGTAGCGTTCTTCTAGTTGGTCTACTAACCAGCCAGACTTTTTATAGCCCTCTGCTCCGAGAGTAGGTTGGTGTTCGATAGAGATAGTCGTGGGGTTTCCGTTATTTGAACACCAGGCGATGTTATCGGGACTGACCATGAGAGTAATCTTGTTATCCGATACGACATAGTTGACTGATTTATTCCCTGCTGCTGCTTGACCTAGAAAGTAATTGGTAATGTTGTCGTGGTTATTCGCACCACTTCCGTCACCCCACCAGTGCATTGTAATTCCTTCTCTAGCGTAGGGAGTTCGCCAGATACCTGCTGCTTCTTGAGGAGTTGACCATCCGTTTTTTGATGCGAGACGAATCTCAATAGGATAAAAATTATCTTTACTCATGCTATTAGCTCCTCTCTAACTTTATCTACTGCTAATTTAGCCTCTAACTCATCACGAAATTCACCAATATACTTATCAACATTATTTATTCTGATTCTAGCTCGCCACCTATTGTGAGGGGAGAACCAACTTACGCCTCTATATTTAGATTTACCTCTAGTATAAGTAGAGTTGTGTGTATTCACGCTCTTGGATACGATTCGCAGGTTAGACCGCCTATTGTTTAGCTTATTTCTGTCAATATGGTCAATACACATACCCTCGTGTTTACCTATAATTTCATGGTGCAAAAAAATCATCTTTTTATTAGACATCCTAACAAGATAACCGTGCCCATTGTCACTCCACTTGTACCGACTAACCTTTTCATAATCCTCTTTGTCTACAAATGCCCTAGTCTTATTTTTTGTGACTATCGGATAAAATGAATCTTTCATATTTCCCCTTACTTTTTTAAGTATTCGATTATTAGATAGGTAAATACTGCGGTGAAGGCTGCCGAAGCAGTCGGATATACCCAAGCTAAGACTGAGTTACGAGCTTTTAGTTGGTGGACTTCTTCTCGAAGGGCGGTTATCTCTGCCCTGAGAGCCATACTTTCTTCTTTCGTGACGTATGCTTTTTTTATTTCCACGAGTTCCCCCTTAATCTCATCTAGTCTGTAGATTATGAGGTCGTTGTTTACGTCAGAAGCTTTGGGTTCTTTAGTCATAGTAAGTTCCTATATGGCTTTCAGGTAAGCCTTATGTGCTTGTTCTGCGGTATCAAAACACCCCAAGTAAACCTGTGTGCCGTTTATGCTACGTCGGGCTACCCAGCGTTTTCCCTTGAGCTTTACGCCAGCTAACCAATCAGGGTGTTTAGTGCTTCTACGGTTTCGAGCCTGTTCCGCCATTGTTGCCCAGGTGCAGTTTTCTTTAGTGTAGCCCCCGTTGGTATCACGGCGTTCTATCGTGGTATCTCGCTCGCCGTGTTCTTTAACATGTAATGAGTATGATTCGTAAAGAGCGTCACGAAATTCCTTAAAACTATCAAACTCAAACGTGACACCTCTCGCACCGTACCGTTTATAGGAATCTGAGTTGGGGTTTTCGCACCGAGTCTTAGCAGCAGTATATATTCGATAAAACCTAGTTTTACGAAAACCGTGACGTACCCCTTGACCAGTGGTTGTTATTTCTTGAATCATAGGTAAGCGTTATTTGCCGTTATCACTGAATTGACGGCCGTCATTGACCTGCTTGTACCATCGGCCTGATTGCCAACTAGGTAATAAGGAGTGACTGCCGATAAACTCAAGTACCCATTATTGCGATGTCTGTATGCACTGGTTGAGGTTGTATCTCTGAAATTAAAGTAATCAGTCCAGCTTGGGTCGGACTCTGAGCTTGAAGCCGTGGAAAGAGAGACCTGGTGTATTACCCCACTTGCTACATTCACTCCCCAAGTTACGGCAAATCCAACTTCCCACTCGCCTACAGGTAAACTAATTTGTTGTCCGTTAATTTGCGTCCACGTATTGTTACTATAAGTAACTGTTTCTGTTGCTTTGCCAAAAGTAATTAGTTGCCACTTATTCTTTTGTCCTGGGAAGCCATACGGAGTCTTTTGTGTAGAGTAACTAACTGTTCCTATTCCTCCTGTAGTAGGGAGTGTTTCTCCTTCTGGTATTTGAATAGTATAGGTAGTATTGGTAGAGAAGGTCTGAGCCATGATTATTCCGTAGTTGGTAGTACCAGCGGTTACAGAAGTTCCTGTGACTGGGTTGGTGAAAGGAGTGTCTGCGTTGGTAGCTAAAGCTCCACCGTTAGCGGTGAGGTTGTTGGCGTTGGCTGAGAGGTCGTTTATAGAGTTGTTGAAGGTGTAGGCTGAGACTAGTCCAGATTCACTTCCTGTCATAGTCTGGTTCATCATCGCTTTTATAGTTGCGTCTGCAAGTTGTGAGCTAAATACGGCAGCTTGAGCTATTTTTCCATCCAGTGGTAGAGAGCCATCTGACTTTGTAGCACCTACTACTAGGGCTGTTGTCCCTTGAACTAATGCAGTAGCTGTGCCATTTATGCCATACGCTCTGGGCACTTCTACTCCATCTATCCAGATTTTCTGAGCGGTCGTATCTCCAGCCGACATATCGAGAGTTGCTGCAACGTGTACCCACTTATTAAGTGGAATGCTTTGGTAACTAGATATACTTTTATTATTACCAGCAATTCTCAAGCCTAATAATGAAACCCTACCATCTGCTAATCTAAAAGACCAACCTTCGGTGTCAGCGTTTTGTCTATTTATAATTCCACCTACTGTTTGATAGCTGTCTAATTTAATCCAAGCTGAACAAGTGAACGTGGTCGTAAACGATATTCCCGTTGGAGAAGTCTTAGAATAATACTGAGTAGTTCCATTAAGAGAAGTACACTGTGTAGGAGCTGTTACTGTTCTAGGGAGTTTAAGTCTTTGACCTACTGAGGTTACGCCAGTTGTGTCTGTTCCACTAACGACAGCGGTGTAAGAACGGTTGCCTAAAGCGGTGATTGAGGTTAAAGAATACCCGAAAGGTGTCCATCCGTCAGAACTTCCTGAGTCGAGGTTAAGAGCGTCACGTACCGCTTGAGTGATGAGAGTACCGTCTTGGTTGGCGTGTTCTAGGATGTTGTCTATTAACTTATTCTGAGCGTAAGAAGATACTGGAATATAAACTTGAGTTGTTGATCCGGCAGCATATATTTGGTCTGATCCAAGAACAGGAGTTGCAACAATAGCAAGACTTGTGGCAGAAGAAACTGTGGCACTCCATTCTGTGTATGTTCCGGCTACCAGAGCACCGCTAGAATCTACCTGTCGTATTGCAATTATGATTCCTGTATCGGTAGGGTAGTTAGTCGTAGAGCCTACATTTATTGAAGTTGCTCCCAGTGCCTTACCAGGTGCAGATAGAGTAGTTACGGTATTCGAGCCAGTTTTCTTGAGTAAGTCGTTCGTGCTTGCTGCCATTAGATTATTCCTTTATATGAAACGTATCTTTGGCAAGGCAATGTCTCGTTAGTTTGTATTATATCATTATTCTTCATATTAACTTCCAAAATAACTCCGAGGTATTTCTATGCCTGTTGTGTGTGTCGTTGAAAGGTAGTAATCGCAATCAGTTGTATCAGTAATAACTTCCCATCCTAATTGATTCACGGTTTCATCTATCTCTAAAGTAACCACAGCGATACCCTGAGAGGTATAGTCAATCATTCCAACATCGCCTGAATAAAGACTTGGAAAATCTCCATCAGACCAGCCCATGTCACCCCATGACGTGAACGATGCAGTCTGCGTAAATGTTTCATTGGCTAGAGTATTGACAGCTCCATCTTCATCAAGTCCAAAAGAATTGACCTGTATTGTGCCGGAGGGTTGGAGGAACTTGAAACGTTGTTCTTGGATAGCCCCCATTGTCATACCGTTATCTGACCACACCATGCCTTCGTGAGCGACACGAGTTCTAAATGCCACCCCATTATCTTGAGTAGCTGCAGATCGTGAAAATTCTAAGATGTTTGTTCCGTCATATATACAATGTGAGATCGTTCCGTTGTCGTTATTCTCTGAAAGCCACATAAACTGAGCATTGATTACCCAGGGCATAATCCATATACCGTTCCTTGAAAGGTCTTTAACCCATATCTGATTATTAGAGTCAGAACCTACAGGTAACGCCCAGTAGATTTTATTCTCATACACAAGTCCACAGGCGTTTTCCATAGCGGATAGGTTCAGTCTTTGGACATCAGGAATAATGTCGTTACTTATAGAGTTCGTAGAGAGGATGTTCTGTATATTAGCCGATGTTCCGGTGGACTTAAAGTCTTGTCCGGTTGGATACCAGATAGAGTTGTTTGCTTCTACCACAGCACGAGCTGATACCGTTCCGGCTTGACCGTTGGCTTCGTTGACGTTAGGGACGTTTATAACCGTTGAATCAAAGGTAGTCGAGGTAAATACGATATGGTGCATCTTCCCAGCACCTGCTACACCCTTAGAAAGAACGGTAATAGCTGGATCGCCCTTACCTGTACGGAATGTTCGCACTACTTGGGGAATAGTATCACCACCTGAGTTTATTCCTACGTTACCACCGCCCTCAAAAGGTGAGAAGTTACCAACACCAGCAGCTCCACCGTCATACCATAAGTAATCGAGGTTATCTACATCACCCACTCCGTATAATTGACCGTCTTTATTCCACATATATTTAAGAACTGGGCCGTCTGTAGAGTTACCTGCAGGAGCACGTACGAATGTATTAAGCGTGATGGTATTATCATCTCTAAATGTAAGACCTACAGTCGTAGTGAGGAGTTGTTCTTCGCCTGACGTAAGACCGACATATATATTGTACGAAGTCGCTCCTGATACTGCAGACCAGGTTACGGTCACATATTGGGTTGCTGACGCCCAGGAGTCACGAGGAAGGCTCACTGCCACCGTTCCTGCAGTAGAGGCAGCAGACTCACCAACTGCGTTGTTGGCGGTTATACGGTAGTAATATGTAAAGTTAGTTCCCGTTAAACCAATACCGGTAGCAGAAGGAGTTCCAGGAGTTGAGAGAGCTGTATAAGAAACAATCGCTCCAGTAGCAATATCAAAATACGACATGGCATTTACGGCGTTAGATATATAGACTCTTTTACCTGATTGGCAGAAGTTTACTATAGCAGTTGAACTATAGGTGTTTGTTCCGGTTGCAGCCACCCATGTTTCACCATCTTTACGAGTGTGTATTTTTCCTACACCGGCAATTACCTGCATTGAAATATCGTATTTAACTGGAGTTCCTGTAGTGGTGTCTATATACGTTCCAAATCCTAAACCAGTACCGAGAGGCTGTTCACCCATTAAGACTAAAGATTGTCGAGGACGAGGTAGGTTGTCCTGGTCTAGCGTTGCATTTGTAAGATCTGCAAGAGCGTCTAGGGCCATACGTGAGTCTTGCGTGAAGCTCATGTAACCCTTCTTAAATCCGCCCTGTGACGGAGCACCCTGAGTAATGTTTATTTGTTTTCGTACTTTTTTAGTGGGTTTTGGCGAGAACATGAGCTAACTCCTTTTTGCTTTTATAGATAGCTTTGGTTGTTTCGCTGTGGCACTTTCTACATTGTCTACCACCACATTTAGGTCTTATATAGGTATTCTTATTATCAAATTCATGACCATTTACACAATGTGTTTTCTTAGCGTTTTTGGCTGTTGGCCCAGTACCCCTTAACACATTTTCCTTATGCGTAACTGGCTCTAAGTGTTTTGGGTTCACACATGATGGGGTTCGACACAAATGGTCTAAAGACAAACCCTTGGGTATGGTGCCACATATTAGTTCATAAACTACTCTATGCGTATTCACCATCTTACTGTTTATAGTAGTCCTACCATACCCATTTTTATCTTTTGATCCATTAAAAATCCAGCATTCATCTATATAATTTATTTTAGAGAATATTCTATCAGCGACTAGTTGATCTACTCTCATTGTGACCAACTCTCTGTACTATCTCCAATCATCGGCATTCCATTAATCACAGTGTTAAGTTGAAGCAGACCAGTATCATTATTAGCATTACTCATACGCAAATATAGTTCGTTGGCCATTCCAGTTAGTACAGCGTACTGATCGTCTTTTGCAGGGTCGTTACGAGCTAGTTCTGCAGCCGTTGAGTATACAAGCCAAACGGGGTCATCAACGGGGACTATATCGGTAGAAGCAGTAATATCACTGGGGATGTAGTAGCCAGGCACATAAAGCGTTCCAGCGTCTAACCCAGTATCAATATCTTGAGCGAATGTCAATTTCTTAGGGTTTAATCCATGAACATACGTAGCTTGGCCAGAAGGAACATTACGTTGTTGAGCTTTAACTATCGAGTATTCAACATAAGATGAATCAGTTTTTACAACTTTAGCGTAATCTGACGAGGAGAATAATGTTCTTGGTAGATTGTAGGTTAAGTTAGCTGTGTCTACAATTATAGATCGGTAGAAAGTTAAACTTGCAACTGAGGTACTAAATGCAGCAGTTACAGTAAGCGAGGTGTTGCTTACAATAGTATCGATTGTTCGCACTGTCTCACCTGATACGAGGATAGTATCCCCGACTTCGTAATCAGTAAAATAAGTACCACTGCCAGTAAGTGTCGTTGTTCCCGCTGTTGTTACCGTACCTGGTTCAGTTGGTGCTGATGTCTCAAATAAAGAGTTCCACTTGTTACGGGGGTCAGTAGCCCATTCACTAACTTTTCGGTTAGCAATATCAATGGCTACATTGGCCTTATCAGAACCCCATACTGGTGCTCTTGAGTCTATCTTACCTCGGTAGACCCTATATATATCGAGAAGTAAATCGCTTGCTATCATGATACACTCCAATACTTAATTTCAGCTTTTTTGCGAGCATCAATTGCTTTGTCTAGGCTAGCAAATACACCAAGATAGATTTGCTTACCCTTAACATTAATTACCGACCTGTATCTATTAAACTGTTTATTCCATACCACACCACTAGCACCGGTCTTGCTATCACTCCTCGTTCTTTTGTTATAGCTCTGCTGGTAATCTGTTGACCACTCACAATTACTTGGTTTGTAATCACCATTATTGTCTATGCGGTTTATAGAGGTGTTTGAAGGTCGCTCACCCATATCTTCTAAAAAGTTACTAAAGCTATCATTCCATCTTTTGCAGACTTTTATACCTCGACCGCCATAATGATTATAGTTGTCATTGTTGGGGTTATTGCACCTCTGTTTCATGTTCTGCCATGTTATATATGCTCTAGTACCATATTGTCCATGGAGTTCACGCTTTTTTTTGCTTGCTATCATCTCGTTAATCCTTTGACGATGCTATCAACTACTTGGCAAGCTGTTGTCTGATTATATTTTACCATACTATTTCTTTACCGTTATTTTCTTTAGTGTTGGCTTCGCTGTGGCTACTTTCTTGACTCCCTTGACCGGTTTCTGAGCACCAGCTAATAATGAGTTCAGCTTAGAAAGTGTATCTTGAGTAAGATTGTTGACTTCAGATTGACTCTGTGATTTAGCAGACCTGCCACCACGACCACCGCTACTTGTTTTTGGTGCAAAGGTAACATTGCCGTACTTATCTCGGAACTTCGCTTTGTTACCGGCTTTTACAAGAGCATCATCTATTGCGAGAAGTTGCTCGGCTATCTTCTTGCCATCAGGATTCGAGGTAATAAGGTCGTATACTTCAGTCTTACTAAGACCTGAATATAAATCCCTGTATGCCTTATCGAAGTCTTTTGTTGCCCTTAACTTACTAAGTCGCTGTTGACCGTTGATCTCGTCAACAAGATTCGTTTCTCCGTTAGCTTTCTTGTTATTGTAGCTGGCAAGCTCGTATTCATACTCAGCACTCTTATTCCTGTTAAATATGTTCTCTTTAGCTTTAGGAGTCATACGGTCATATTTATTTAATGTCTTAGTAGAGGTTTCATCTAGGCCAGGAGCGAGTAGTTTATCGCCACCATTGAACGCTTTTTGCATAGCCTTATAATCGTTATATATCTGACGGTTATCGGGACTCTGGCGAGCATATTCTTTGCGTTCATCTTCATTCTTGAGAGCTATGAACTCTTTACCTTTAGGCGAGTTGAATGCTGCCTTACTAATAGATTCAAAGTCATCCTTAGTTGTTTCATTTCCTTGTGCGTCTTTTGTAGCGACTGATTTACCTGATGATTCGGAAGTACCTTTATCGTAGTACTCTCGTGCCGGTTTGGTAGCAGATGGGCCAAAGGCAAGTGCCTGTGCCTTACCAAGTGGAGAAGTTGGAGCATCAAAGGTTTTTTTGCCGCTTGAGTCTACTGCATAACCACGGTTTATCATCTCTGCTCCTGTCAAAGTCTTGCGTATCTGGTTTCCAAAAGGTACATCACGGAGAATGTTATCTCGTGCACTCTTGTAGTTGCCTTTAGTAACATCGCTTGCAGCTTTAACAGCGTTGGTTACGACTTGTACTGGGGCTGTTGAGCCACTAAACCTACCAGTATCACTATCTTGACCGAAGATAGCCTTACGTTGTGCTTGAGGCAATAGGTTTACTGGAGCACCGAGTAATGGGTTCATACGAGCGTATTGGTCTAACATTCTTTGGCCACCCTGCACGAGTTCTTGTCCTATATTCTGGTCATCTTCTCCGTCTAAAATGTCTTTTCCGGTTTCAAACATAGCTTTTAGGAAGTCAGGTAGTGGTTCAAACCCTGTAATTGCACCCATTAAGGTATTCGTTGCGGTTGAGGCTACTAAGAATGTAGCTTTTTGTTTTGGACTGAGGTCTTGCCAGAATGCTTTGTTTTGAGCATTTACTTCAAGTGTATATTGTAATACTCCGTTGGCTACGGTACTTCTATAGAGTTCAGGCTTATCTGCGATGCCACGACCTGCTGCGAGTCTTTCAGTGCCAAGATCAGCTTGCTGGATTGCTTCTTGACCTTTTAGTCCCTGCGAGAGTGCTTTCTGGTACTGTGTGTGCCACATCAGTTTCACTGAAGCAAGTTCTACTTTTTGTAGTGGTATACTTCCACTGTCAAGAACTTTCTCTCCCTTGGTGCGAATGGCTTTCGTAGGTTCAGTTTCTCGTGCCTTTATGAATGCAGATTTTTCTATAGCAGGATCACCGGCTACAGCAGAAGCGATACCCTTCATGTATGTTACAGGGCCAGCGTCAGCAAGTCCGACAACTTGGTTCAATGGTTGTGCCAGCATAGATGATACGTTACCTAAGATAGTAGCTCGACCACCCGTCCTCTGGAGTGCTTGCCAGCCTTTAAGCCCTTTGGCTGCTGTATCGCTTGAGTCTACAACTTGTCTATCGAAGCGTTGCGTCTTACCGGCTATAGCGTTTGCGTACTCTTGGAAGCCAGTAATGAGTTTTGCATTATCACTATCAGATTTGTATTTATCAGTAATCTTTTTGGCTTCATCGAGTACTGTTCGAGGTTCGGTGTTTTTAATCTGTTCAGCAGTTCTGAAGGCTGTTTCAATAGCTCGTGCTCGTGCACCTGATTCAGTCATGTGGATGTTATAGAGTGCTGGCTGTAGGTATTCTTGAACGGCCATGTAAGGGTCTCTAAGGCTCTTTGTACCGGTTCTACGCTGTAAGAATGGATTGTATTTACTTATAGGCTTGAAGTTTTCGGTACGTCCGGCAATATCGCCAGGTACTCCATTACGTGTCTTTCCCATACCCTCGTCTGCAAAGGAGTTCTTCATTTGACCGTATACTTCGGCTACGAATCCTTTGTTACCGTTTAACTCTTGTAAGTGAGTAATGTAGTCTTTTCGTGCTTGTATTTCTGGTTGTCCAAACTTAACCCTCTCAGTGTTTACTCTTTGGAGTAGACTGTCGTAAAGTGTTCGAGTTTCTTTCTTATAGTCGAGGATTGCATTAGCTGTGTTTTCTTTGTAAGCAGATTTAATCTCAGCATCAGTTTTATCACCATTAAGTACAGCAAAGATGTCATCTTGATACTGCGTCTTACTTACGCCAAGAGGTTTAGCTTTGTTAGTTCTCTTAATCCTATCGCCTAGTGCCTTATATTCTGCTTCGAGTTCGGTACGCATATCTGCTTCAGCTTTTACCTTATTACTCCAAAGGAAGTTCTTAGTCTTGTTAGCGATTTCTTTGCTAGGAGCGTTATTGTCGATGTTTCGGTTCATCGTTTCAGATAGTTTGTAGCGACCCTTTTTAGCCTTATCTGTCGTACTCGTGCTACCCCAGTCAAGAGGGTTACCAAGTATAGAGTCCATGTTTACGACTTTTCCACCTACGTTTACCTGTATGCCGTTAGCGTCTACTTTAATGTGGTTGCCGAGAATGTTCTGTTGTTCGTCTACTACGAAGCCAGCCTCTATGCGGTGGCGTTTAGGATCGAACTGTTCTATACCAACTGAACGACCATTAACATCTTTTTTAGCGTAGAAGTTGAGTTCTTTACCGGAAGCCTGTGCTTCTTTTGTTGCTTGGTTAATCTTAGCGTCTGTTTTCATAGACTCGAATAACTTGTTTGCATCTTTACCTTTATCGGTACGAGTGGCAGCGTCAAAGCGTGGGGTATCTGATAGAGTTTTTTCTGCTTGTTTAACAGTTCCGCCAAAGGTCTTAGCGAAGTTTTCAGCTGATAGTGCATCGCCTGTGGTATCATTAGCAGTATTAGGAGTGGTAGATGCCTTATTGGAAAGACGGGAAGCGGAAGTATCGGTGGACTGAATCTCTTGGGGGAGGACTGGGGATTGGCTTGTCTGTACTTTTTGTTTGCTTTCTGCTATTCGGGTGGAAATTGATGGTAAGTCTTGTACTGGTGGTTTCGGTGATTTGGTTTTTGAACTGGATTTTTGAGTGACTAGAGCAGGAGACTGATCTACATTAACGCCCATTATTTCGCCACGTTCACCATATCTAATTAGTTGGTCATTGAAGTATTTTTGGCTTCCAATGTCTTTGACGGTGATAGTTTTAGTTTCATTTGTACCATCGTAGTTTTTAATGGTAATTTTGGCATCACTCTGGAATGGATGTCGCTCGCCATTTATATCTTGGAATGAGTTGTTAGGTGTTAGCTCATTGAATTGTGCTGTACCGGTAGAAGTTTCGTTTTTGTATTTGAAGTCTGTCTTGCCTACTTGTGGGGCTTTAGCTTGGTTGTAGAGGTCGGTGACAACACCTTGCTTCTTGAGTACATCTATTGACTCAGGTGATACAGAGACAACTACTTTCCCGTTATTCTTATCTGAAAGAACCCTCAAACGGTGGTTCCCCTCAAAGCCAGCTATTGACCCATCGCTTCTAGTAGCTAACGCTGGTGCTTTTATTCGATTATTATTTTTGTAAAAGTCCTCAAATCGACTTAGTTTATCCCCACTATCTAGGCGTGTAACTTGGTCTTTCGCTCCAAAGTTAGCTCGACTCTTATTTCCTAGCTCTTGTAGCCTTTTAGCATCAGCCACAACCAGAACATCTTTAGGGTCTGCGTACCCATCCTTAATATATGTTTTGCCATCTGTTAATTCAGCACTCTTATACTTCCTCGCTTCTGCTTTGAGGGCTTCGAGAGGGTCTGTCTTACCTACTTGTGGGGTAGCCAACGCCTTATATTCTTCACTTGCCCCATAAGCACCCTTACCAGACTCAAGTTCTTTGCGTGCTTGGTCGAACCATTCAGCTTTAGATACTTTTCCGCTTCCTAATTCTGCGTCACGGAAGTTACTTGATACTCTCTGGTTAGTTTCAGGGTTTACTGTTACACCGTTACCACTACCCATATCTTCTAACATATTGGCGTAGTTGTTTATGAAGTCCGATTGTTCAGGTGTAAGGTCTTGAGCTATATCGTTCTTCTTGTCGTAGAAAGGATTCTTGGCGTAGCCACCTTCGTTCTTCGCTAGACTACTATTCCTTATACGCTCGGATATATTAGTGAGTACTTTAGGTATTTGTACTGAGCCTGATTGGTTGTCTTTGAGGGAGGGTTTAGGTTGTGGAAACTCTGTATTATATAACTCAATGTCGGCAGGGTCTGTTTTCCCTTTTAACCCTCTGTATATATTTTGAGCATCATTAGAAGTAGTGCCATCACCTATAACAGCTATAAGCTTGCCATTCTTTGTTACGTATTCATTTCCCTTAAATATCTTACTTTTAGTTACGCTAATGCCGCTTGTATCTACATCATCCCAGGGGGTGTGTGGGTATGATAGTGCATTCTTTAATGTAGGCGTAGAAACTTCTTGTTTAAGTACCTCTGCACGTGCTTTATCAATTAGTGATTGTTTCTGCTCCTTGGTCATACCCTTGCTAGGAAGCTGTGCACCTTCTCCAGTAGTAGCGTCACCCTTGACAGGAGTACGTCCTTCTATGTAATCTTTTTGCATCCGTATAGATACTTTAGGATCGTAGTTAGTGTCTTGATTATTTACTTGTCCACGTTTGCTCTCATAAGATTGTCGAGCTACTCCTCTAAGTTTTGCAGGGTCTATATATGTAGATTGGTTGTTGGCATCAGTAATTTTTAATTTTGGTTGGTTTGGCGTAGAAGGCCCAACAAGCGTACTTCCAGTATTAGTTTTTACTGGTTTTCGAATAGTTGCACCAAGTTCATTGGTTATCGGTACGCCCTGTTTTGCACCGAGAGGATTCTGTATATTTAATAATTCTGCACCAGGTTCACCTTGCGTAAATGGTGCTCGGTAAGCAGGGTTAGGTATTGCTCCTACTTGATTTTGCATAAGACTATTACCGGCTATCTTATTAGCAACACTATCTTTGGCTAGTTGTATACGCTCTCTAAGGCTTCCTGGAGTCACAGGAATGCCTGTTTGCTGTAAGACTGGACTCTTTGCTACTACTTCTTGTTTGACTTGTTGTGGAGCTTTAGGAGCGTTCTGTTTCTGTTGTAGGTTTAGTGCAATGTCACCACCAACACCACCGATACCACCAACTAGACCACCCATTCCGCCCTCTAATGCAGCTTGTTTGAGTGCATCTACGGGATTAACGTGCTTAAAAGTACCCGATACAAGAGATTGTGCGAGTGACTGCGATCCTTCTTGTAGACCCTCTGTAAGCATACGAGTACCAGTTTTACGTAAAAAGTTACCACCAGCTCCTAAATATTTATCAAGTCCAACTTTTTCTAGCCCAGCCTCAACACCACCTGCAACTAAACCTGTGCCAAACGCTTGACCTGCTGATTTACCATTATCGGTAGCATCACGCATCTGTCCTGCACCGGCACTAAGACCAAACTGTAGACCTGACATTGTTGTAGGGTTCAATAGTTGCCTACCGCCTGTGCTAAGTTTCATACCGACACCAGACTTTAGACCACCAGTAGCACCAGCAGCCAAAGAACTAGCTAATGAGCCAAGTCCAGAACTTACTCCTGTTACGAGCCTATTCTCACCTTCTTGACCACCATTAAATGAACTTGCTCGGTATAAATCTTCTATGCCTTGAGATTGACGTTTACTAGCATCGGCTATATTCTTTCCAACACCGTTAAAAGGAGTAAACGCTTCTACGCCCGTTCCTACGGCTGTCCCAATATCACTTAATCCGGTAGCAAATGGTTTAGCAAACGTACCAAGAGCCGGTAATATTGCTTGACCGACACCCGATCTATTAGCCTGATTATTTAATACGTCTTTAGTATAGTCTGTATTGCCCGTGGGAGCTACGTTTATTGCTTTAGCCTGTGCTTGCCCTGGCGTAATCTGGCCACTCGTACGTAGGTTAATGATATTCTTCAAGTCATTTCTAAATGCTTCGTCATCTGCAGCGTCTTGTACAGAGGTGTCTTTCATCTTATTAGCACCGACTAGATTAGTTATTCCTCTAGCGACTGCATTGCCCTGGAACTGTTGTGGTTGACCAGCTTGAACACGCCTAGCCTTATCAGCTTGCGTGTTTGCAGATACAGCATCTAGTACAGTGCTATTCTGCCACTGATTAACGACATCTTTCTTTCGATCCCGTAAAAATTTGCCAAGATCAAGCATTGTTTAACCTCGCATACTTTCCATATAGCTCTAAGGCTTTTTTGTCGTACGCTCGTGCTGCTTCTATCTTGCTAGTAAAGCAACCAAGCCCTTTGTTTTTATTCCCGATACTTATCTGTGAAGCCCATTTACGCTTTCGCTTGTTCCAAGTAATTCCTCTAAACCCATTTGGATTATTAAGTGCCCTATTGTGGTTGTTGTCTGATGAATTACATACACGCAAGTTGTTTCTACGATTATCTAATTTATCTCTGTTAATGTGGTCGGTTACTTTTCCTGTCCCTGTGTTAGCTATCATTCGATGCAAGTGTAATTTGCTTCTATTAGGTAAGTTCGTTACTGCATATTCTCCATCAAAATACCACTGGTGCTTTTGCACAGTATCTACATCAGATAGGTCGATCAATGCTACTTTGCCTTTAGTAAGCACTACTTCTGCATGGTATTTTTTAACTATTATTTTTCGTAGTTCACGATTAGTCTTGAATGTATAACCCTGTCTTTGAATTTGGAGGTAGTGTCTATTACAAAGTTTCTTACACTTGATAGTAATATCTGATTTACAATCGATTGTCTTACATTTACCGAGATCCATTTGGTCTCCTTAATACCCAAGTAATTTGCGTAGTCTAGCTAATGGGTTTTCTTGTTGTGGTGAGTAACCGTTTTGAGGGTTTGTCCAAGGCTCACCTTGATTTAATGACGAGAGAGGTACTATGCGACCCCCTGAAAGGACTGGGCCATCATCTTCTTGGTATTGGCTGTAGCCATTAGGTGAATACCCGTTATCAGGGTTTTGCCATTGCTGGCCTCTACTAACTTGATGTAGGGGCATTCGTCCTTGTGGTGTATCTACTAAACCATCATCTTCCGCACCTAACTGTCTTGGCTGTGCATACTCCATACGGGGTAGTTGCTCCATGCGTTGTATTTGTTTGCCCATCATTGTGCCGTTAGGACTTGGAGGAGTCCCACCAAACTTCATTACATCACCTATTACTCTACCAGCTTGTTGTCCTGGTTGTGGACTATTGAATGTGCGACCTCCATCAAACGGATTGATTTGGTCTTTAAGTTTGTTAAATAAACTCATTATGCCATTCCCTGTTGTTGTTTCTTCTTTAACTGTTGTGTATAGAAGTTGTCTCCACCACCTTGCTGTTGCTGCAGTCTAAACTGAGCTGGGTCTACTGAGTAGCTGTTAAGATTAACTGCTTGAGTAGGAGTAGCTCGCATACTGTATGAAGGTTTGAACTGACCAAATAGGGCGTTTAATTGAGCCATTCGACTGTTAATTTCATTTTGAGTACCATCTGTTGCAAGTCCGGCATCTTGTTCGTATGCCAATCGCTTGCCAAGTAAGTCTTGTTCTTGATTGTTTGTACTCTCTCTAAACTGTCGTTCTTGTGCAAGTCGTTGGTTTTCTATATCTTGACCGCTATAACCGTACTCATTCTCTGCATTAGTTCGTGCAGAAGTAATCTGTTGGTCGTTTTCGTTAGCTGTTTCAGTTACACCAGTACGCCTTGAGCCGGCTGCTTTACCTATAAGTTGAGGTGCGAGTAGTCGAGCTACACTTGATACACCTGCGTTTGCTCCCTGGAATACTCGACCAAGGCTCTTAGCCGAACTATTAGCGAAGTCATCTACTTGCTCATAGCCACGAGTACGATCTTTAAGGTTCTGAGTCGCTTGGTTATCATATCCTGTCATTGTTGCTTGCTTTTGTTCATTAAGACGTCGCAATTGTTCAGCAGCCCCAGAGTTTATATCTCCGATACCTTGATCTCGCTTAGTTCCAATAAGGCCGAGTAATGAGTTGATACTAGATATTTGCGAATTAGCTCGTGCTCGTGCTGCTGCGGCAGCCTGATCTACTGGATTCGGGTTATTATAACTGCCTGGTTCTAGTGGGCCACCAGATGAGTACGGAAGCATGTCCGCTACTGTTTTAGCTGCTGCCGATGCCCCATCTGAATAAGGTAACATCTGTGTTACAAAGTTTTGTGCTGAGTTTGTGCTATAACCTGCCATAATTTTATCTCCTATGAATTATTTTGATTCATCTTCCTCATTTTGGTGAGATGGAGACTCCCGTTCGGGGTTTATCTTACATATATTGTATCACGTTATTTATACATATCATAGGCTGCTGCCTCTGCGTTATCTGCACCGTCTTTCAATATCTTGCCAGCACTACCAGCAATCGTATGAGCAGATAGTGGCTCGTCCCATACCCCAGTGATACTTGGCATAGTTGCAATTGCAGGTGCTACAGGCAATCCCTCTGCCCACAAGTCCAAGTTGCCAAGGTCAATAGCCACACCAGCAGGGTAGGCAACATTCACATCATCGACGTAGAAGTATCTATCCGTGCCAGTAGCGTCGGTAGCTCCTGTGACTTTCATTTCAATCTGTCCATAGCCTGTTGTTGGCGTAAAGGTGCAAGCTAGTAGTTGCCAGTTGGTGTTGCCTAGAGCCACGCTAGACACTGTTGTACCGTTGTCATAATTGATAGTTAAAGTTGGTTTGGTATGAGTACCGCCGTAGTAAG